GGTGTCCAGCAGCAGACGCTGGGCGGTAATCAGGGTCTCACGCGCAATCTTGAAGGTGCTGGGCTGAGTGGGATCACTCGGGTCAGCAGGACCGGTGTACTCACGAAGAGTCACCAGCACTTTGTCCTTCACGATATTGCGGCTGTTGGCAGTACCAATGGTCTGCTCAGCAGTACGCTCGCGGGATTCCTTAGAGCCAGGATTACCGAAGAACCGGTAGCGATCTAACTGAACCGTCTGGCCGGGCTGCTTCGAGAAGTCGTGAACAACCACGGGCTCCGCAGCCATCTCAACGATGTATGCGGGGTGGGGACGGTAAAGTTCCGCACCTAGGATCTTCGGGAAGTCGTTGTCAATAAACAACGCTTATCTCCGAAAAAACTACAGTACTAATACTAAAACCAGAAAAGGTTTATGAGTCAAGTTATTGTCGCACTTTTAGAGGTTCAAATTTTTGTCCCAGGGCTAAATGTACGCACCATGTTACGCACACCTTCTCCAAGTACACCGTATACAGAACCGTAGTTAGGAACGTAACGTAAGGATTTTCCTCGATAGCTGTTACGAACAGGTGATCCCATCTGACCAGGTACACCTGTGTATCTCGTCTCCGTAAATGATTGACAGTAGACGGGATAGTGATACACCCAAGCCGCCCGTGAACCAGACGTATCGTTAGTCGGGTTAGTCAACGTGGGCGATTGGTTTGTCGGGTGAGAAACACCACCTCCCGTAATACCTCCTCCATCAAGAGTGTTGTCGTTAGAGCCAGGTGTCTTAAAGGGAGCGTAATTCTGATTATCCGGGACCTGCTCCCCATACCAAGTGTGTGTCCCGAAGTTTCTCAACCCCGGCTGCGGACCAAAGGCACTTTGAACCGTGGAATTCGCTGTGCTGTAAAGACCTTGTGCCCTAAAACCGACGTAACTATCTAAAAGTCCCGATGCGTGAGGCTGAGTGTTTTCGTAATTTGTCCAGTACCCAGAGACTGCTGGGGGGACTGCTCTCCACTCAGTAGTGAAGTAACCACTTGAATTTGGGGGTCCTACTGGGATCGTCCCAAAATCAGCTCCCTCATCAATTACCCCATACCAAGTTTGGGATATGCCGGAGGGAGTTACATAGCCACTAGAGATCGTTAAATACGTATCACGTAGATCTAGATCATCACCTGTTCTCTGAGGACCAGACTGAATAGGGTGATATAAATTTTTATCGTACTTCCAGTTAGTAAGCGGCGTATACACCATAGTGACACCTCAGCTAATTTAATTTTACCTGTTTTAAGATATTTAAGAGATACAAGGGTCTGATGATTCCACCCGTTGAGAGGACCCTTACCGTCTTTTTTGAAGACCCAGAGTCATCTATAGCCTGCTTCTCGGGCTCAATAACCGAGAGTCTTGCTCACCCACGCGGCCTTAAAAAAGTTATACCGTATCTAATTAAGGCGTCTTTAGTCGGTTATCTACTCGCTACCTTCGTCAGTCCAGCGATAGAAGAACGATTCAAACTTACAAGAAACGAGGCCATTGCGACCTCGTTCATTCTCGGGTATGCGGGTATTCGGATTCTTGCAACAGCGGAAAAACTCGCTGAGAAAGAGGTTGAACGCCGTATGACTAAAAAAGACTAACTAATAGTTACGGATTCGTCGAAGCTCTGAGTCTGTTGATCAGCAGGTGCTTCGGCAGTAGAGCTCTCAGGAGCTTTCGTCTCCTCCTGCTTCGTCTCCGGTGCGCTCTTACGCTGACGATCTCCGAGGGTACGCATAAGACTTAATTCTTTGAAATAACATTAGCAAGAAAAAAGCTCCTCCCAACCGTGAGAGGAGCTATTTAACCTTGGCTCTTTTATTTTATCAAGCAGGATCCATAAAGAGAAGCTTGCTACGCAGAGCTTCGGGACCCATGTTGCTCAGGTAACGCCAGGCATTCTCGGGGCTGCGATTCATCACATCGCTGAATTGCTCCCACTGCTGCTGGGGTTGAGCGCCAGCGTTAGTACCTCCGGCATTAGCGGGAGGAGCAGGCATGTCGTAGTTGGGCTGGTAAGCCTGAGCCTGCTGCTGGAACTGAGTGTCGCCATCAATATCCACGGGGACCACCTCAGTGAAGTAACGGTCGGTGTAGTTAGCCAGGTGATCAGGATCAGTCAGGATGGTCTGCATCGCGTCGTGGCGAGCAGTAAGAGTGTCCAGTTTCTGAGCCTGATCAATGAGGAGATCCTCGAGACCACAGGCGTACTGGTTCAGGATCGCGGGGGCCTCGATCCCGAAGTGATTAACGACCTCGGCGGTTACGGGGCTTACGCTCGTTGGCTGGGCCGTAGAAGTCTGCGAGGAAGCTTGGGTCTGTGAGGCGCTGGTAGGCAAGGTCTGCGCTACCTGCTGTTCCTGGTAAGCCCAGGGTTGGGCCTGTAAATTCTGACTGCTCAGTTGAGTAGCCAGTTGCGAAGTTGCCTGGTAAGGCGACTGTTGACCCTGGCTGGGGGGCTGAGAATTGACCTGAGTCAGCACCCGCTCCAGCGTACCCATCGCTGCTTCCCAGGGATTGCTGGGGGAAGACTGCGACGTTAACTGGTTGAACTGGTTGCTGATAGAAGGGTCCGTAGCCGGTGCCACCTGCGACGGCGGTTGGGCTGTAGGAACCGAAGCTACCGTTGGGGTAGCCGATTGGGCCACCCACTGTGGGTAGGCGGTTGAGCCCTGGTCCGAAGTTACCGCCGGGGCTGCCGCCGGGGAGACCGGGCTCGGGGTCGAAGCTTGGATCTGCTGGCTCATAGCTACCCGAGTAAGTTAGTTCTTCCGCGAGGTGGTCGAATGTCCTATAAAGGAGCGGAGTGATATTCAGTCTAGGATCAGCCGCAAGAGGCTGATTAGGCGCAAGAGGATGCGGAGACTGCAACATCTGGCTTAATAATACCAGAAACTGTTGCATCGCTGATTGTGTTTGTTGGACCATTCGGAAGGGGAAACCCTTCAACATTTCGGCCCGCTCAGAATCAGTCTTTTCGGGGAAAAGAAACTTAAGTGCCTCGATACTGTCGACACCAAGTTCTTGTAAGTTACGAACAACAATAGACTTTTGGTTGATGTCGTAAGCGGTGTCCTCGTAGACATCCCCTTGGAACCGGTAAGAAACATCGCGATCCCCATCCTCGGGCATACCAATAACACCCGGAGGAACCTTGTTCTCCTCCAACGCCACCTGCATTGACTGGGTGACTTTGTTCTTGAATTTAAGGAGAGAATTTTGATACTTCTCCAGATTTTCTTCCGTTTCTTCTGTAGGCGGCTTGGGCTCCTTTAAGCCCGCAGCTGCAATAAAGGACTCACGGAAGATGACCTCCTGGTGATAGATCATCATCTCCAACAAACGGCAAAAACCGTAAGTAAGGAAACTCTTGTTTTTACGAAGAGCAGTGGCTTGGGCGCGACCCATCAAGCCCTTGATCTCAGTAGCGGTTGCGCCAGCTGAAATCGAGATTTCGTCGACGCCGCCCAGTGCGGTACGAATCTCCTCCCTAAGAAGGAGGGTGTACCGGTTCATATCCCCGTTAACAGGGTCCGGGGTCATATAACCCACACGGTCTGAGGGCTCAACGTTCGCAATAATGCGAGGGACCCGGAGACCTCCTCCCATACTTGAGCTGAAAGGCTCACTTACGCGAGTAGAAGGTGCGTCAGTACCGGCAAAACCGCTCTGACTACTGATAGTCGGTCGGAAAGTGCTCTGAGTGTCGTTGGCTTCCACCAGATCACTCCGTGGACGCGAACTAATCAGCGTCGGGTTGCCAAAGAACTCAATATTCTTCGCAATATTGCGAGTTAACTCGTCATGGAGCACAATTTGCTCCATAAACGGGTCAAATTCACCTTCTCCCTCGGTTCCGCTGGCGTTTGGCTTGTTAAGAACCTCTACAGCAGGGATAAATCCGAGAGTATTCGGTCTTTTCTTCGTAGGAGTAAGAACTGATCCAGGTTCAAGATCAAAACTGAGCTCAGTATCAGTCTCAATCTCGCTAATTTCGTCCTGCGTGATGGTCAGACGGACGTAGCGCTTGTTTTGCCCATAGCTATTACTAGGTAAGCCGAGATTGGCGTTCTTTACCTTATAGCTATAGACAATTATGACCTCTTCTACGTTACCGTTTACGTCATGGAAGACACGATACTGGTTTTTATTGAAAAAGTAGATCTGATACTTAAGTTTCGGGTCCGGTCGAAAGTAAAAAAGGCCGCAGCCGTCGATCAAGAAGTTCCGAATGATTGCGGGAAAACGAATATCCAGCTTGTTCAGCGAGATAACGTCGTTTAAAAACCGGTTACGAGCTTTGAAAGTATCTTGATCGCAGTAGAAAGCAAGACCCTTCTTGATCATCAAGAGGGTCATTTGCTGTAGGTGACTCAAAACAACCATGGTCGATGCCTGGTTGCTTCGATCCTGAGTGCGTGATGCCTCTAAGATCTCGTTGAATCTTTTTCTAATTTCAGTCGAGGTAGACATCTATACGCACAAATGAGAGGGGATCCTCAGAGGATCATTTACGGAAGATGCTCTCCTTAGCCTTCCGTGCTTTGGCGGCTGCACGCTTACGAGTTTCGGCAGAACCACTCACAGCTTCACCGCTCGGGGCTTTTTTGGCCTCACGATCGGCAGCAAACTTCTCAAGAAGTTCAGCAGGCATCTTATTTGCCATCGGGAAGTAGATACTTACGAACTCTTTCCAGTTTAACTGCTTCCTCAGGTAAATCTTCGATGGGATAGGAGGTCAGTAAATGATCCTCGCGACCCAACATGTCGGTATTGCCCTCCTCAGGCTCGAACTCATCACATAACTTCTGTACCTCAGGACGATCCCAGATGTACGCCTCAGCAATAGACTTCAGTTTGGTGCGCCGACGATCAGCGTCGCCCATCCACGACAGGTGCCAACCCGCGTCGCGATCACCAAAGTAATAATTCTCCTGGCTTGACCTCATAGAGGACAAGGTCCCGAGCTCCTTGAACTGGCCAACAGTGCTAACCACACCGCAACGCCAGTCAAAAAGCTCCCCCGTGGGCGAAACAAGCTGCCGGTCCGCCCGGCCATAGTGCATACTCATGCTGAGACGAACGATCTTTTCCTTCTCTCGTTCGACAACCTCAAGAAGCTCCGGAAATTTCTTGGGGTTGGCGATCTCGTCGCAGTCCGAACAGATAAATACAGTGTCCTCAGGCATCATATGAAGCCCAACTCCAAGCGCATCCCGCTGGCCCCGCTCACGAATCCAAGGATCCGGAGTTTCTTCTGCGGACGGAAGTTCAACGTGGAGGACTTGAATCTTGTCTTCGGGGAGCCCGAGCTCTCGGATGGTGTCCAGGCAAGTAAAAGCCTTTTCCTCACCCATGTGAGTTCTGTTTGCGTCGGTGATCAAGAAACCATCGACATAGTCCTCAAGAGTCCGAATACGGAGCTCCAGGATCTCGCGCTCAGTGAAGTAAGGAAAACAGTCGATTAACACCAGCAACAAGCGCTACTGGCAACATGATAACTCAGTCTTTCTCGTTTAAATACTTCGAAACCTTACGCTTGGCTCGCATAAGAGAGTTACCGCTCTCGTCGCCAACTTCGACACCATTGTCAGGACCAACCCCAGAGTATTGCTCGGTAGGGGGAGCGGGGGACTGAGGATTTGGTTGGTAGGTCAGGCTGCTCTCGATATCGGAGACGCCCTCAGCGAAGGCATTGTCCGCAGGTTCATTAGCCCGTCGCTGCCGGTCAGCAGCCTGCATATTCATTTGGTAAGCCTGAGCAAAACCAAAAGCAGCCTGGTTATAAGGATTCATGCCAATCACCAAAGAGCAATAACGCCTTGAACTGAGCCGCCACTAACAGCGGTAACCCCGAAAGGCAGCACAGAATTACCATCGAGGTTCTGGATTTCAATCATCTGACCCTGACCATCGTTGAACTCAACGAAGACATTGTCAGTACCCGCGGTGCTTTTCGCTTCTACAAAAATCGCACGCGTGGTCGGAAACCGCGCCTCACCATCAGAGGGCTGCCAGGCATAACCGCTCGCATAAGGCAGAACTGAAGTCTGGCCAAACACCGAACCAAAGGCGCGGATATCCATATAAAAAGACTCTTTCGCCTATCCTAGCTTGATGGACTGTTTAATTCCAAGTAAGAAATAAGACGATCTAAATACCACTTCGCCTTTTTAAGATCCTCTAACCCGTTCTTGTGCTTCTCTCTAGAGATGTACTTAATGATATTGAATTTATAGCCGCCACAGATCTCCTCGCGGCTCAAGCAAGATTCAATGTAGTCGATCGTCTCAATCGAGCCTTGGTTGTAGTGGCTCGGGTTGCTAACGGGATCGTGAGATTCTTGGGGCATGAGTAAGTTGCAGGTTGAAAGAAACTAATCTCAATAGGTCTAACGGGAAGCGTACCCAAACATTTCCGAGATATCCAGGACAGAGCCCAACTGCTCTTCCAGCTCTCTGCTGTATTTGGTATCACAGTGCTCGAGAAGACCGCACGGAGCGATCTGGACTCTGTCACCATTCTTCACTAACGGCACTGCCCTTCGGTGCTCTTGCCCTGGCCTTAATTTTTCAAAAGCAAGTCCCATAGAACTTCTGTCAGCCGTCGGCCAGCAACGAAACTGTGTCAGTTCAAAACTTTTTATAAAATCTGAACTAGGGGAGAGAATGTACTCCTCAGCCATTTCTTGGTCGAGGATCATCATTCCCGCGTAGGGGTTACCCAAAGTCACAAACCCCAAGAACTCATCGTTAGGCGTTAAGTACGATTGAACTTCGTAGGGACGCTCACCCCAAACTGCGTCTGTTTGTTTGTTCAGCTGCCATACCCTGTGGTTATCGAACGGAACGAGTTTTGACTTGTAATCTTCGTACCTGCAAAAACCTGGCTCGAGATTTAACTTTTTGAGTCGATCCTTCCAGTAAAACCAGTAGAGAAAGTTTTCACTCGTAAAAACCATATCGTTCTCTGTATAGATATAGAAGTCATAGATTTTATTGACGACTGCTTCCCTGAGCAAATTCTTGTGTGCCCACGTCAGTGTGAAGCCCTGCCAGTCTTCCGAGGCGACGATTACGTTGATCGTTTGAATTCTGACGTTTGGTTCTAACAGCTCCTTGAGAATCTCGGCATCGGATTCATGTTCGTAGTCGATAAAGATAAATACATTCTTAACGCCAGGAAGTTCCGAGTACCCCTTTAACGTTTTTAAGAGGGCGTCGAAACGCGATAAAGGATCATGCGCCGTAACAAGAATCAGAAACTTAAGGTCTTCCATCAGTACTCCATTTCGAAATTGCCTCTGCGTTGCAGGTAGCAAACCAAGTGTGTGTAAGCGTCTAGAAGGTCATCGTGCGAGGTCGCACCGATGTTAATTAACTGATCAAAGAGGACATCGAATTTACGGTATCTGTTGAACACCACCCTTTTGTTCTCCAACAGCCCGAGCGTACCCCTAAATCGAGCAATCTTATCCCCTCTGAATCCCTTCACCTCGTGGATATGTAGATTGCCGAGACCCCACTCGTTCAACATCACCCTCCTTAAGTCTGCGGCCAAGGATGCCTGGTAAGCCACGGACTCCACAACTAAAGTGCAGGTTGAGTATGTGGGGAAGTACTTACCCTCAGTATCCTCCTGAAGTATGCCCCACTCGACGAGCATTTTGCACAGGAGGTCAATCTTCTCAAGGTTCCCGATGGATCGGACTTGATGAGCATCGATGATGTAGTACTTATCTTTGAGTCGGCCACCCAGAACAAACGCTGTGTAGTCTGAGGTTTCGTTTTTACTAGCTGATAAGTCGATTCCTACAGCAAGACTATCGAACTCAGTTACGACATCTCCCTTAACAAGCAGATCAGGAGAAAGGACTAAGTCCGAAGTCATCACAGGTTGTTGCTGGTACTGGAAAGCAAAAGCAACCGGATCTAACTCCTTTTGACCGAGAAGGTAGTCAACCGACCACTGCTCGGGCCAGTAGGAAACTGGCTCACCGTCATTGTCATAGGTAAGAGCTTCCTGCACGACCTGCTTCCAGCCCTTGTCAGGAACAAACATCGTCTTGTGGATATCGAGTGGGTGGAATCTCGTACCCAGACAGATGGAGCGTCCGCCCTCAAAGATAATCGGAGCAATAACGGAGCTCCAGTTGTTGTTCATCTCCTCCCGAATCGTTGGGTTTTTAATGTCAGTGCTTGATTTAATAGGGTCATCCACGATGACCAGGTGTGCTCGCTTAGAGGTGATGGAGCCACGAAGGCCAGCTGCCCTGAGAGTAAATTCCTCATCACCGACTCGAAGGATCCCGGCGTAGTCGAAATCAATCGACCAACCGATATCACTCTGCATCCCAGGTCTTAAACGACAGGTAGGGAAAATTTTCTTAAAGGTCGCGCTATCTACAATCTGCTTAATGATCCGACTTTTAGGGATTGCCGTGGCGACGTTATAAGACACATAGATGATCTGTAGTGGTCTCTTTGCCGCTGTATGTCGACCGATACACCAAGCAGTAAACAAGTTAAGGACAGTCGACTTCGCACTTCCTCGGGGACTGAGGATGTCGGTATTAGGTCCCGCGATGTCTAATAAGTATCTGTTGCTCTCACCCGTAACCAACTCTCTATGCCACTCGAGCATGTGCTGAGCTGGCGGTTTATCCATCAAGGTACAGAAGGTTAGAAAATCACTATGAGCCCTAGCAAAGACATTATCAATAGATGAGTTTGATTCGCTCTCAATCGCTTTAGCGGCACGTAATTTTAAAGCACGACGATAAGCAAACGACTCACGACTAGGCATTTTCTTTTAAATGTGTCTGTATACTGTTAGCAAGAGTCTACACCCAAATGGCAAAAATTCTGTGGTACGGTGATATCCTCTCGAACACAGGATTCGCTAGAGTATCACACAGTATTCTTGAGCACCTAGCGGAAACCAACGATATAGTCGTCTTTGGTATTAACTACGCAGGCGACCCGCATGAGCTCCCCTACAAGGTATACCCCGCTGCAGGCAAGAATCCATCGGATCGATTTGGTGTCGGTCGACTGCCACAGGTCGTCCAGGCAGAAAAACCAGACTTCGTTATCTGCCTAAATGACATCTGGGTTGTTAACCAGGTGTGGGAGAGAATCCACCTTTTAAAGGATTCTCTAAAGTTTAAGTTTATTGCGTACTTCCCGGTAGATTCTATGTACTACGTGAGCTCTATGCTCTCGTATATTAAAGACTGGGACTTCGCGATCACTTTCTCAATCGAGCAAGCTCAGCGCTTGATGAATCAAGGAGTCCGACCAAAGCTTCTTGGGGTAGTTCCGCACGGGTTAGATCAGGGCAAGTTCTACCCAATGGAACAGGCCGCTGCGCGAGACAGGTTGCGCTTACCTAAAGATAAGTTCATCGTCCTCAACGCCAACAGGAATCAACCACGCAAACAGATCGATCTAACGATCAAGGCGTTCGCAGAGTTTGCTGCGGATAAACCAGACACGCTTCTCTACCTTCATATGAGCGAGAAAGATCTGGGTTGGGACGTTAGGGATCTGTTCGATATAGAGATGAAGCGGAGGAATCTCAGTCCTGACAATCGCCTCGTAATGACTTCAAACAATATCGACTACACAAACGCACCGTCCGACGAGCTTCTCAACGTTATTTACAACGCTTGCGATGTCGGCATAAACACGGCCAACGGCGAGGGTTGGGGGCTCGTGTCCTTCGAACACGCATCATGTAAAAAGCCTCAGGTGTTGCCAAACCACACGTCGTTCAGCGACATCTGGAAGAAGAGTGCTTGCCTGGCAGACATCGCAGCCTGGATTTACGACAAAGATCTTGGTGTCGAGCGAGGCATCGTGGACGTAAAAGATATGGCAGCTATGCTCACCAAGCTGTACGAAGACAAGGGTTTCTACAACGACGTCGCTGAGTCTTGCTTTAAAGTCACGCAAAACCCCGCTTAC